CCCAAGCCCCACGTGCAAGGTGTTGTAATAGGAGGTGGTGGCGATCACCCCGGACCCGTCGACGGTAAGATCCCCGACGTCCCCCCCGTCCCCGTACCCCTGAACCGTGAGGGAGGCGAGGTGGGTTGCCCCGGAGAAGGAGTTGGCTACCTTCTCCACTTCCCCTCCGGTGGTGTAGGCAGTGAAGGCGGTCCCGTCCGTACCGCTCAGCTCAAAAGTATCATCAGTCTTGTTGGCGACGGTATATACGCTACCGTTCAGTTCGGTCATCCCCTCCACATCCTGGAACCGAACCTTATCCCCATTGGAGAACCCGTGAGCGACGGCGGTTACCACCACGGGATCCGCCTGAGTGGCCCCGGTCACGTCCTTCGCGGCACCGCCGTCGAAGGTGATCCCGAGGTCCACGAAGAATGCGTCTCTCTGATCTCCGAAGTCCCGAGGCTTCATGTACGACACATACCGAGTGGACCCTTTGAGGATAACCACCCACACCTCATCCTCAGCCGTGCCGGGTATGGTGGCCACGCTCTCGAAAGTGCCCCCGGTCACGGTGTGCCGGTGCCACCCAACCACCTGCTGCTCCGGTTCGTAGGTGACGCCCAAGAGGGTTCCGTCTTCTCTCACCCCCCAGATAATGGAATCCGGGTCCTGCTGGTGCGCTATGCAGGTGATGCCGGTGTCGGTCGGATCGTCCGTTCTGGTGATATGCTCTGCCAGCAGGGTAATGTCTCTGGACCCGAACGAATCCGTCTCCCAGTTATAAGACATGGCCCGCATCTTGCGCCCGGACCTCTGGAGGTATATGACGGACTCCCCTACCAGAACTGCTTGCACATTCTTGCTGCCATAGGCGGTCTGCCTCTTTCCGTTGACGCTGGTGGGGGTAATAGGGTCATTAGCAGACGCGCCGCCAAACCTGAATTCTCCTCCCACCGTACCGAGGAACAAGTAGTTGGTGGGAACCATCCACCTTATTCTGTTTACTCGATCGGAAGCAATAGTATACTCAAGGGCACTGTCGTCCTCCGTACCGATGGCATAATCCGTGTAGTCCCCGGAGGTGCTCATCCAGATGGTCTGAGGCTTATTGTTGGTAGCCGCCCAGCACAACCTCTGCTCGAAAAACGCGACGCAGGAAGGGTAGTGGTCAGCCTTGCCGAATACGGCTCTCTCAGCCCTACCGTTGGAGGTAAATGCTCCATACCCCGTGGAGTTACAGCCGCTGAGCTGGAACGTATCCTCCGTCTTCCCGGCGACGATATAATAATTGCCGTTAAGTTCGGTCATGCCGCCCACGCCGGTCATGTACACCATGTCGCCGTCGGCAAACCCGTGGCCTACGCTCGTGATGACGCAGGGGTTGGCCTGGGTGGCCCCAGTGATGGCCCTCGTGGCCTTGCCACCCGAGGTGTATGTCCCGTACCCCGTGGAGTCTATACCTGACAACTGGAAGGTGTTCGCGGTCTTTCCGGCTACCGTATAGTAGTTGCCGTTGAGATTGGTCATACCGGCCACGTCCGATATGTACACCACGTTCCCGTCAACAAACCCGTGATCTGCAGCGGTGATCACGCAGGGGTTTGCTTTCGTGGCACCGGTGATGACGGCCCTACTGGCAGCGGTGAACGATATATTGGACAGGGTCCAAGACGTGTGACCGGACCTCGTGAGCTGGGCAGGAGCATGGCTTGGGTGCGCTATGTACAGCGTGTCAGCAGACTGAGAAAACTGCAGTTCAAACAGTTCTGCTTCGGTGTACGTAGTGGGGATCTCGTAGGCGGTGTCAGACGCACCGGCAGTGGCAGCCCACTTCCCGTTGGACAGGTCCGTAGCAAACGTGCCCGAACTGTGAGCAACTATGCATCTGTAGTAGTTTCCCCCGTTAGTGACTAGGTCCCCCAGTACGTAAGCCGTGCTGGTGGTCCATGCAGCGTACGTGTTGGACACCTTGCCACGATCCTTGTATACCCGGATGTAGTTTTCCCCGAACTCCAGGATATAGGCTTGCGTGGTGCTGAACTCGAAGGGGACCAGCCTCACCATCTTTCCGCTGGTCTTGGTGGTGGAGACGAAGTAGGTGCCGGGCCTCCGGTCTACCCCTCCGTGAGGCATGACGATGAAGTTCTCCAGCTCCTGACAACCGTTAAAGTACTTGGTGACGTCCACCCTTCCGAGGAGCCGTGGGGATATCTCACCGGAGGTGAAGTTGGTAATGATAGGGTTCGCTCTCATTACCGGCCCTCATCGGCCCATGAGGTGGACCCTTCCTCGGACTCCTGATACCCGGTGGACTGTTCAACCTGCTTGGCCTCGAGGAGTGCCCCCCCGTTCCCGTCAGTACCCACGGCTTCCACACGGAGGGACTCTTTCAGCTCCGCCTTCGGGGACAGGGAGTAAGACAGCTTCCAGGCAAGGATGGCAACGACCGCCTGAACCACGTGAGACGGAAGTTGCGTATGATCAACAATACGCCCTGTATACAGGAGGTATAGGTCATCATCATCATTATCCTGGTTGGTAAGAATATACCTCCCTTCCTGAACCCAGTCAGTAAGCTTGTCCCCGTCGTCCCCATAATGCACCTCGCGGATGGAAAGGCAGTAAGGGCTGGTGGGGAGTCCGTACCTGTAGTCGTACTGGAAGTTGGGGGCGGTGCTGTCCTGAGTGAGCGCGGGGGACCGGGTTCTCGCGCACTTCCAGTCGAAGGAGGACAGTACGTCATCGATGATGGGCTGAAGAAGAGCGTTGCATAGTTCTGCGGACTTCTCCGTCCCGGAAAGGGAGGAGATCCTCGTCGCCCCCACCTTGATCAATGCCATGTTGCATATCTCTACCGATGAGGACACGGAGCACCCCCTTTGTTAGAAAATGGAAGGGGAGGGGAGAGAGACCCTCCCCTTCCTGCAGAGAAAGAGACACCCAGCGGCAGAAGCGTCTACTTGGAACCGGCTTTCTGGGCCTTGATGTTCACCCTCTTTTCTACCCGGTCCGCCTCCTCTGCGGCTTTCACCGCCTGAGGGGAGAACGTGGGTGAGGGGACAAAGTGGCGGGGAACCTTCTCATCCTTCGTCACGAACAGGATGTCCCCCACCTTGTAGTACTTCCTTCCGTGGTAACACGGCCTGATTGCTCTGTACTCCGGCATCACCCCTACCTCCTTGTTTACTTGGGATTCCCGATGTACGCGAAGATCTTGCCAGCGGTGGCGTTGGACCCTGCCACCGTGTAGTAGAGCCTCATGTACCTCAGGTGCTGTGAAGGAATCATGATTTCCGGGATATACGCCCCCTTCGTGAGGCTGGCGGTAAGGATCGCCGGAAGGTTGATCAACTCCGTCGCGGGAGTGCTGGTCGACCCATGCTGCAGGGAAATCTGCAGGCTGGTGAGGGTGGCGAACGCCTCCGTGATGATGAAGTTGATGATGAGGGGGGTACCCGCCCCGAGATTGGGGTTTACCTCCCCGAAATCGATCACGTTCGTGCTGGCAGCAGTGGCCGTGATCGCCTGCTCGTCGCTGAAAATCAGGATTGCATCAACAAGAGGCATAGTAGTTCCTCCTTTCTTAACTGATGGCCGTTTCGGTGTCGAGGATGGCCTCGCACAGCCGAACCGGGACGCCGCGGAAACGGGTGATGGGGACCCCGAAGGCGTTGTCCGACGTGTAGTTCACGTTGGTCTTGTCCTTGGCGAGGATCTCCAACTGGGTCTTGAGGGTCCGGTTGACATAAATCTTCGTCCCGGCGATGGTGGACGGGTTGGGCATCTGGTTCATCGCCGTGATGATGTCATCGTCGCTCAGGATGTGGGAAGATCCCGTCGTCTCGATGTTGGCGATGCGCTGGATGCACCGGTCGTCGTGGACGAACACGCCGCATGCGACGGCGAAGTGGGTCCAGTACGCCTCGTAGGGGAGAGAGGGGGTGCTGGAATCGTACGCGGGCCGCACCCCGAGGTCCTTCATGGACACGACGGAGGTGGTTCCCTTGGGGTACAGGAAGTGTACCTTACGGGGACCCCACTCGACGATCCAGAGGGAGGTGGTATCGGACCCCGTGCCACCGGCACTCCACACGTTCGACAGGGAAGTGAGGTTGTACCGGGCCGAGAACCCGTTGAATGCTTCCGGGGTCGTGTCCGTGTCGCCGTAGAAGATGCCCGTTGCGATGGTCTGCGACATGCCTTCCACGTGCGCGATGTCTTCGTCGGACCTGAACTTCACCGGATCGGAGGCGAGATCCACGAGTCGCTTGTCCACGATGGAGTAGTCCTCGAGGACCCCCACCGGCTCCGTCACCTGCTTGGTGGCCGAAGCGGACTTCGCGATACCGACGTTGATCTGCTTCCACGAACCCGAAGGGAGATGGGTGCGCTGGGTACCGACGTGGGAAGTGACCTGGTTGGCCTCTACCCAAGGGGCATCCTGCAGCACCTCGTTAATGGTATTGAGCACCTCGGCAATCTCAAGGAAGTTGCCGTTGTTGCTCCTCTTTGCCAGCTCCAGCAGGGTAAGCTGGTTCTGAACCGTGTTGACCATGGGAATCCTCCTTGTCTATTTCTGTTCCATGGAAGGATATGAGAGCTTCCCAGGTTCCTTCTTGGGTCCGGACTTGTCCCCGTCGACGAACTTGTCCTCCATCATAGCCTTCCCGATGTTGTAAAAGGTGCGGACGAAATCGGGGTGGTTGCCCAACCCGGAATCATCCAGAAACTTCTTGAAGGGTTCCCCGCCGAACGCCAAGACCGCACGCTGAGTGATCTTGCTGTTCTCATCGAACTTGTCGCCCCACTCCTTCTGCATGGTCGAGGCACCCTCGGTGAGGGCCTTCTGACGAGACTCCATCTCCGCCTTGGCGGCTTTTACGAAGTTACCCGTATACCACTCATAGATGAGACGGGTGCTCTTGTCCGGGAGTCCTATCTTATGGGCGAACTCGCGGAACCCTTTTTCCATGTTCTCATCGTAGGGAAGGTTTTCGGGCCATGCGTCGGGCCGCTTGATTCCATACTTGTCGGGGGATTCGGGCCTCCCCAACTTCGCGTAGAATGCGGACCGGACCTCATCCGTCGCGTCATCACCGGGAATAAAAAGTGCTTCCTTGAGCTTTCCCTCATAACCCTCGATCTTCTTCCCAGCCTCATCGTACTTGGTCGCGAGGTCGACGTACCCAGACGCCAGATCCTTCACTTCCTTGATGGGGGTCAGACGCTCGTGGTTCTGAAGGTCAGGAGTAAGGGCTGCTCTCCATCCCAGGTTTCCGCTGTCATTCTCTCCCAT